TGAGCTTCTTCATAGCGACGTTGGTCTTGTTCTTTGGAAAGTGGACATAACCTTGCAGGTGTGGTGTCCCCGTCTTCGAGACTTCCTTCTGGTAGATCATGTACTGAATGTCGTTCCACTTGGCCGGGTTGTCGTCATCCGTTGGGTTGTTGATCGTGAACGTCCACGATCGTCCCATGACCCGCTTGGGTGCCTGTCGGGCCGAGGCCTCCGGCCCAGCAAGCTGGACCGGAAGGGCTTCGCCTTGTGCATTCGCGGAATTACTCATTCTTTCACTTTGTTATTTTCTGTATTCTGAAAATGCGTTACCAAGGTAACTTGGTTGCTTAGCAACGGCGGTGAACTTTCCAACTTCACCTAGCAACGGTGAATTCGGCGAATTCTGTTGTTATGGAATTTTCCCAAGAAAAATCCAGCGGTCTGAAAGTCTGATGTTATCGAGGTTTTTGTTACAGAGGTGCTTAGGTAATACTAGGCCTAAGCACTATTTCGGCGAAATCCGACTTTGTCGTTTTCTTCTCACTCTGTCTTTCTGTTGCTGTCTCTGGCTATGGTGCCCATGGCCACTGCGTGGCCATGGTGGACTGCGTCCACCATCGGTGTCACTGCGTGAAGCCTGAGGCATTGCATGCAGCTTGTGTTCAGGACCATGGTCCTGGGCACTATGGACCATAGGCAATCACTCGCAAGCTCGATCGGGCCGGCCATGTGCGATAGGCTCTGGCCTCACTGAGTGTGCGATGGGCGTTTGTGTCATTGCATGAAGCTGTCGCTAGCTGGGTACCGGCAAGCTGCGATCATAGATCGCCCCCTGCTGGTCGCTCCTTGCCGCTGCGCGGGGCTGATCGGCTGTCCTCGACTACCGCTCGGCCGCCTTTGTAGGATACAATATGATACCATTTGAGGGCTGTTTGGCGCTGCGCGCGGCAGGGCCGGGCGCCTGCGGCGCTCCGGCCCTTCGGGAGACGATGGGGTAGGGCGTATTATCACCTGGGAGGGCCCACGTCATTGCAGTTGCGCCAGAGGATCCGACTGCTGTGACTGTCACTGCGTGAAGCCTGTTGTGGTTGGCTTGTTGGGAGATTTGTGTCACATGATGGTGTTTAACGCTGTGCGCCGTAGTACGTCGCCAGCTCTGGGTGTTCCTTCTCAAAATCGTTGCACTGCTTGGCGAAGGACTGTCCTTCGCCTTCGGGCGCTGAGTCGGAGTGCTTGGGGTCGTGGTAGACGCAAAAGTACTTGCTGCCTTCCCAGGCGCTGTTGTTGCAGTCCTCCTCGATGCACGGCGCGGGGCGCGGTGCACTTGGCTGCTTAGCGGACGAGGCAGTGTACGTTTGCACGTGGGCGCCTCGTTCATTCGTCACGATGTCGTCGATGTCTTCGTCATTATCGTCGGCCTGGGGCTCGACGCGCGGGGCGCTGTCGGCCTTGGCCGGCTCGATCTCCGAGTACGAGCGCTTCGTGCCGCTGACCATCGTGAGGAATGGATCGACGCGGGCGAGCGTGAGACGCGGGATCACTTGCGTGAAATGGCGACACTCGACGGCCTCCTTGATCCGTCGGTGCATGCCATAGTAGGTGTCTGGGTAGCCGGGCCACCATTTGTTCGGGTGCAGGTTGCTGATGATCACGACGAGCTTGGTCGTGAACTTGGCTGTCGTCCCTTTGACGTTCACCGTGTACGGAGAGTGGTTGATGAGCGAGCACATCGTTGGGATATCGATGAACCCTTGGAACTCATCGATGATCACAGTCTCTTGGCCGTCGTAGCCGTCCCACCAGACTGTTCCTTTCGGTCCCAACTGGGAGAGCCAGAAGGCATCGGGCCATTTGGCCTTGGCCTCGGTCGTCTTGCCCGTGCCGGGCGCGCCGTACCAGATGGCCAGCTCCGTTTGCTCCTTTCGGTCGGGCAAGAAGATCTGGCGGATCTGCTTCACTGCGGAAGGGTACTTGAGGAAGAGAGGCATGTGGGTATCGACGAGGTCGATTAGCGGCTTGCCAGCCTTGACGTCGTCCTTGAACTCCTCAATATCGGTACGCTTGCCCGGTTGGGGACGCGTTCCACTCTCGAACGGGCCAGCGAGACGCATGGCCGGGTCGAGGTCCTTGCAGTGGATGCAAGTGCAGTCCTTGACGGGCTTGCTGCAGTAGTGGGCGTTCTGGTCGACTGAGCCTCTGGCCAGCTCCCAGTGCGCCTTGTTGTTGAGCTTCTTCATAGCGACGTTGGTCTTGTTCTTTGGAAAGTGGACATAACCTTGCAGGTGTGGTGTCCCCGTCTTCGAGACTTCCTTCTGGTAGATCATGTACTGAATGTCGTTCCACTT